TGACATTGTTTCCTCTCTGTTCACGAGCGCGAGCGTAGCGAGCGCGAGTGCATTAAATGTCGGTGCATAGCCCGTGCTAGTTGTTATCTATCAGATTCCTTGCGGAGTTGCCTGAAATATTGACTACTAGTCGTCCTCTCTAGCCACTATTAATCCTTTAACGTGGCGCTACACCGGGCAGTTATTTGCAGCTTCTGCCAAACTGAGGCCATCAAACCAGCATTAGTTGCTCCTGATGTGATTGTTCAGTTGTATACGCTACTCTATCATCCACGTATACAGACTCACAGGGGGGACGCTTCCCGAATAGGAATGCCTGATAGACCCTGCTTATTGGTTCGTTCCTCTAAAGGAACCAACTAATGAGCAGCGAATATGCAGGTTTGACCTTTATGTTGCATAGATATAACCTGCAAGGTTTCTATGCTCAGTTCTTTTATCGGCTCGAACAGTCCGTTCCTGCGCTATCCTGTATAGACCTCCTATGATGTGGCGCTCAACGCCGGTCTATCTTTCCCAGCGTGCTTTCATCTGCTGGATTGTCTCGTCTGGCACGTTATGAATGCTGCCGAAGGAATCACCTGTGAGCGTGATTTCTATGACATCATAGCCGTTCTTCTGTGCCAATTCGATGTATGGCTTAAACTCCCAACGCCGAGAAAACGTATTGCTCACGGCAATTCTGGAGTGATGATGCTGCATGTATGCCCAGGCCAAATCCTGGCAATACTTGTGTGCTTCTCCAATCTGCTCAGGATTGAATTCGTATTTTCCTGAACGATAGAAGAATAAATCTGCCTCACAAACCCAAGGCGTTAGTTCGTTTGCCAGTGTGGTCTTTCCGGTGCCTGGCAATCCTCGAATTATGTATAGCGTTCTATCTGACACTATCACAAACCTCCAGTGAACCGTCTGCGTTGTGCAGACAGTTTAATCGAGATTCGTTCTATTGTTTGGGATTTTTGGCGGGGTTGAGCAGTTTATAGACATGCTCAGGTCGTTCCGCAGTATCGGCGGCCCGAAGGGCCGACCGATTACATGATAGCGCGGATAGCCTTCTCGGCTTCTTCCACCGTGATGTTCTTCACCGCGGCAAGCTTCTTGGCCATAGCCTTGATAGCCTTGTCCGGACCCTCCAACGTGGTCAGGAATGCTGCACGCGCTGCCTGACGCGCATTGGACTCGAAAATCTGATTGCAGTAATCAATCAGCTTCTTGGTGACGTGGCCCGCAACATCAGCAGACTTCTGCTCGTCTTCCGTGAGCTTCGTCTGAAGAATTTCGCGGAGATTTTCCTCCGACACGGCCAGTTCCACAACATACGGAACTTCCTGCTCGGATTCCACGCCGTCCTTGGTGAACTTTACCTTGGTGGTTGCATTCTTGGTTGCCATTGTTCTCTTTTCCTATCTAGTTATTTCCCGGCGAAGCCGGGTGCGTTATTGTTTCCGGTGTCAAATCCTTGACGCTCCGGCTGCTTCCGTGGTTCCCGTGGCCGTCAGTCTGCTGCACGTCCGACCTAAGACAGTATCTCATAGCGCGGTCGTTATGTCAACAGGTATTGTGGCCCTGCCGAAAGAATCTAGGGACCGCTCAGCCGTTGGCCCTTGCCTGACCTGCTTTGCAGTGCCCTAGACCTATTGGTGACGTTCGACAGCAGGTCCGCTGCTAAGGGTTTTAATCAGAGACTCTGAAGTGTATTAGCGTGTGACCCGGCCGAAGGCCGGAACCAATACAAACCCGAATTGTGCTTGCTTTGTCTACTGGCTACCAATCTTGATAGGGCGCGTAGCGCCCGTGAGTGAAGTTTCGTCTAGTGGCTCGAAATCCTAGTAGTTATTGTAATCCTGAAGCCAACGGTCTAGAAAGTCTGCAAACTGTCTCAGCCCGTCGCGTAGGTCCATGATGCTGGTCCGTTCCATATCGCGTAGCCGGAACCTGACAAGCCGACCTATTGGAGTTTCTACCTTTACCTGCTTGGCATCTTCCATGAGGTAGTAGAAGAACATATAAACCCTGTAGAAGTTCGTTCCCTTGTCGTTCTCTTTCATGATGGCTCTGCTTTCTCCCGGCGAAGCCGGTCTGCTTTCTGAGCCACTAAAAGAAACTTCACTAAGAGTTAATGCCCTGTATGATGCGGCCTGAAGTATTGCTAATGGGTTTCTGTGATGAAGGAAACTCGCTTTGTGGCAAGTTCCTTTGCTAATCGTAGTGCAGCCCAGATACCATATACCGTCTGGCTGATGATATCGCCATTCTCGTTCTGGAAATAGAACGTTCTTGCTGTCATCATTGGACTTTCGTGATGATGCCGTCTTTTACGTCACAATCCGCATACCACTTATGCGGTTGTGGGTAGTGCGGTCCCTCAATTGAAATCCTGCCGTTTTCCGTGACAGGATACAATCCTGATGGATTGAATGGTTCGTGCTGCTTGCCGTCAATTACGGCCTGCTTGAATTCTTTCTTACTCTTGTAGTTCGGGTAAACGTAAGCCATGTGTGTGCTGCCTCTCTGGCCGCATTACACAAGGCATTAACTCTGTTCGCTTGTCGGCTAGACCCTAATAAGACGGTCTGAAGTTCTTACTATGATTGGGGATTCTAGCGGGCCGAAGGCCCGGTTTACTTGCTGAGTTCCGAAACGCTGACCCGTTGCACAATTGAATCGACACCCAATTGCCGGAGTGACATCTCCGAAATCTGGTGCGCGTGCAGACTGTTCTCCGCTACCACATACAGCGTGATATCGTCGAATCCTACGCTGTTATACCGTTCACGTTTGAACGTGACGGTAACACGGTGAGTAGCGGTCTGGCTTTCAATGCTATTGTTTTCGGTATCCATGACGGCCTGTCTTTCTGACCGTCTAACTAGAGTCTAGCCGACTCGAATGCAACCCTCGGATTATGTGACCCTCATTATATGCTGGCCTGTTTGTTACAGGTTTGCCAAGAATGCATTCAAGACCTTGGCGGTCTGAATTGCATCCTTGCTAGTGAACTTTCGGTAGCACAGGTCTTTCTTGGATTTCTTTGTGCCCCGTTTCGGAAGGATAACAAATTGCGACATTCGCAACCCGCCGTCTTTCGTGAACTTCTCAGTTCTCTTGTCACCTGGAAGTTCATAGCTTACACGAACGAAAGGACATTCCTTTCGGATTGTCCTGAGCGTATCATCGTTACTCATATCGTGGCCTTTCTTCGATTGGCCTTAACGCTGGCTCATACCGTTTTGTCTTTTTGTCTGCAAGGTCTGTCTGGTGTGCCATATTGGATTAATGTTTGTGCCATGTTTGGCGATTAATCCGTTAGGCGTCAGGACGGCATTGGAGACTCAACAACCACTTAGTTGAGCCAGCATTAAGGCCAACCAATTAAGGCCAGCATATAATGAGAATCACATAACCCGTTAGGGCTATTTGAATATTGCTCAAATACGTTTCGTGCCGTCCAGTGCTTTACGCTCTGTCCGGCGTTACTCTCGTATTTGACGGATTCTATAGGCCAGTTACGGCACGCGGAAAGGATTTTAACCTTTTCCATCTGATAGAATCTCAGCGACAGGGTATTTGCCCGGCCCATGCTATAACGGCATGGATTCTCCTCCGCCCTTAACGGAGCCCTTTTGGTTTCGCAGAAATTGGCAACACTGCGCGTATCTCATTGGTCGCCGGATGTAGTGCTATACCGGATGTCCGTGATAGATACGATTTTTGACTAGACTGGACCGCGCTAGCGCGGGCGCTATGCTATACTGGCGTTACCCCTTCCCGTTGACCGCCGGTCCCCGCGCAACCCGCGCACCGTGCGCGAATCACCATCAACCATCAACCATCAACACAACAATCATATCACAGTAAGCCCCCCGCGCAACATTTTTTACAGGGTAGAGCATTTTTCTTTTCCATTGACAGCCGGGGGATTCTATGCGATAGGCGCCGCACTTCGCTATACGAAAATCCCCTCGCGCGCTTACACTTGTCAAGGTCTAAGCTTATCATGCGCCAGCCTACCACGTATATACCTAAACTTAGGTATTGACAACGGGGCTTTGTGTCATACTCGCATCATAGGGCGAACTATAGTCAACCAAGCATAGAACTACACGAAATACAACCACATAATGTAGTATGAGTGCCCCCCTATACCCCTATATAGTGTGGTACCATATGGCATAAAAATTGCTGGCTTAGCCAGTGTATGGGGGTCAATTTTTCCAAGAAATTTCAAATCAAATCCGAGATTTAAACTCTAGCCCACTAAAATCCTATACCATAAACTTTTCGTTCGACCATTCGACCTAACCGCCCATTGCGGGAACTACTTAGCGCCGTTTAGGGCCGGTTTCATTGGGTTTATACGGTGCTCTTGACTCCCTGGCGCGTTTTGTGCTATGCTCGGACCCATCCAGGGGCCGACCGAGCAGGTGCGGAGAAAAGCTAATGTTTAAATCTGATGCGGAAATCGACGCATTACTGAATAAACCAGACAACCTGGTGAAGGAACTGCAAGATCGTCCCAAGCCCCGGCGGCAATTAGAAGACCTATCAGAGCGCAAGCACATTAGGGATATTACTCCGGACGGTGAACAGGTTCTCATTGATGACGATGAAGCCGAAATCACAAACGATACTACCACTATACGTCCCATGCATAATGGCGGACGCAGACCCGGCGACAATAACATCCCGCATAAACTCCGTGTTGAGATTGCCCTTGCGGCACGAACTCAGCCTATTGCAGTCGTTGCCGAACGATACGGAATCTCAGAACATCATGCTTTTGAGCTTTCTAAGGGAATGACCAGTTACGCTGACGGTAAGAACGATCAGCTCATAGACGATATAAATTCTGGCCTCGCAGTCCCTAACGACCTCGCATTATCGAAGCTCACCGCAATCCTCGTCGCCATCACCCCCGAAAAAATCTCCCGCATTAGCAAGGTTAAGGATCTGGCCACTATCGCCTCGCAACTCGCTGGCGTAGCCAAGTCCACGCAGCCGATTGTTAAAGATCAAGTCGGTCAAGACTCTAGCGCCCAGTTAGTCGTATACGCGCCGAACTTCAAGCAGGAAAACCACTACGAGACTGTGCGTGTCGAAAGAAGTCCCGTAGGAATTTAATGTGAGACTTTTAGGCGGGAAGCTCGCCAAGGGCACAGCCCAGGCGGATAACGATAACCGCATAGTCCCGGCAAATACAGGACGCAAGTTTCATCAGACTACCCCGCAAAATGAGATTACCACGATGATTCCGACGTCAGTAGCACTGGGAGTTCTAACTCCTATACTGCTTGATGCCACGACTGGTTATCACACCTTCAGTGTGCCTTCGGCCATAAAGAATCATACTTTCTACATTCGTGGCAACGGTCCTGTATCATCTGGTTCTATCCAGTTACGAACTGCGAGTTCTCCGCAATACACTGGCACCTTCGCACCATACTCCAACCCAATTTTAGTTTATCCCAACACGGAACGTGTGGTGAACATTCCCCAAGCGTTGTTCCATGTTGTGCGTGTAGAAGTTGCCCTCCCAATAGCGGGCGGCACCGTATCAGTCTTTTATAAGGGGGACTAAACCTTATGACTGTTATGGGCGCTGTCCCCCCGATGATCGTTGACGGAATTGCAGAAACTGATGGCAATTTCGGTCCTCCAGGTCCATCAGGTCCACAGGGAGTTCCTGGCGATACTGGTCCTACTGGAGAAACTGGCCCGCAAGGTCCGCAAGGTTCTACAGGACCACAAGGCATTCAAGGCCCAGAAGGTCCGCAAGGCCCGCAGGGAATTCAAGGCATTAAAGGCGATACAGGTCCGGAAGGTCCAATAGGTCCGGTCGGTGCCGGTATTGACATTAAAGGCACAGTTCCTACCGTAGGAGATTTACCTCCTGTAGGTGAGGAAGGCGATGCCTGGTTAATGGTTGATACCGGGCATATGTGGGTATGGGATGAAGATACCCAAACCTGGATTGATGCCGGTAAAGTTCAGGGTCCAGCAGGACCGCAAGGACCAATAGGACTTACTGGCCCGGAAGGTCCTAAAGGTGATCCAGGCCAGGTAGGCGCTACAGGTGCTACTGGTGGTCAGGGTCCACAAGGTATACAAGGTCCATTAGGCCCGCCTGGTCCTAAAGGTGATACAGGACCACAAGGTATACAGGGTATTCCTGGACCTACGGGTCCGGCAGGATCTTTAACGCCACATGCAGTTAACCACGCATCGGGTGGCAACGACGAAATCCTAAACATTAACGCGGCCCGGCTCACGTCTGGAACTGTAGCAGATGCACGTCTAACTACTAACGTTGCTCTAAAGAGCACCGTGAATGCATTCGCGCAAGGGCAGAACATGCCCTCGCTTACTCTTGATACATCATATCCATTAATACATATTCGGTGTGAAATTGATCCGGTTAACAACCGTGATTTCTACATCGAGAACTGGGCGCAGGAATTCCGCATTGTTGCCTTCAACGATGATCGCACGGCTAACACTGGATATTTATCACTTAATAGGCTAGGCGTTCTATACACTGGTGCTGGCTTAGGTGCTACCCCACTTAACGCTACAAACCTAACTTCGGGCACAGTTCCTGATGCGAGGCTGTCAACTAACGTAGCATTAAAGAACGTTGACAATCGTATGCCTGCCGCCCAGACATTTGCGTCTGGCTCGGTTATCGAAGGTGCTAATGCTCTCCTGCATTTCCGGGCTACGGCGGCCCCGGCTAATGCCCGGTTGTGGAGAATATGTCATTACGGTAATTCTCCCGGTGACTTGTTCTTGCAGTCACTATTAGATGACGCTGGCACAGTCGTTAAGCAATGGCAGTTCGGCCAGAACGGCTACTTAACATGTTACGGAATTAGTATCCAAGACCTGTATCTTGGAGGTAACGCAAACATTACAGGCCAGATAAACGCGGCTCTTGGTATTTTCACTAGTGCTAATATTGGTCGGCAAGTGCAAATCTCGAATGCTACGGTCCCAGAAATTCGTTTCGATGAGACTGGCCAGCCGGCAGATCTTCGCAGCTTTCGCATGTATGCGAATGCGCAGCTACTCTGGATTAATGCAATAAACGATGCCGAAACCGTTGCTGGTAACGGATTCGTGATGAATCGTGTTGGTGTAGTTTCCCTAGCAGGTCAGCCGCGAGGCTCAGTAAGCCGAGTTACGTCGGTGGCTATTGCCAACGACTTAACAACCGCGCTTCCTTTTGAATCAAGTCCGTATGCTATCAATATGTATTGGGACGGTTCAACCGCCCTTTACGCCTCCTATGCTGGACTGTATTTAGTTACCGCCGAAGTGCTCTTTGATACACATAACACTGGCCGACGAATCGCCAGGTTTGCACATCAGGGCGGAACTTTCTACGGTGTAGTAATGCTTCAAGCTACACAAAACGCCAGCACAATGTTTACTATGGCCACCCAGATTCAAATGGGTGCAAACGAATACGTTCAGCTGCAGGTTATTCAATATTCGGGCGGTAATCTTGGCTGTGCTGCTACAATGCGTATGGCCAAAATCGGCTAGGATCAGGGAAAAATTATGCCACCAATGTCATTGCAGCCAGGCGTCTTAGTTCAGGTCTTACAGGATAAGACTACCGGCTCAATTGTCTTAGCCCTGCCCGCCACAATTAAACACCACGCAATTTATATACGTGGTGTCGGGGCTATCTCAGCAGGTGCCGTGCAATTAGGAACCAGCTCGGCGAACGGCTACAGCGGAACCTTTGCGCCTATTGGAACTCCAGTTCCAGTTCCTGCTAATGGCGAAACCGTTGTGAACATTGGGCCTGCGGTTCTGAACTGCCTAAAGTTCTCGTTCTCCACTAACGTGGTTGGCGGTGTGGCATCAATCTACTACTTCGGCGGTTGACGCTATGGTTATATTAATTAACGGCGTCCCCCAAGGTGGCTCTGGCGGCGGGGGAACCGGCGACGTAGTAGTTGATGATCCAACTCCGACATTAACTCTAATCAATTCTGCCGGAGGTGCAAACCTTAGACGGTGGCAGATTGGGGTTAACACTAGCGGGGAATTGCTTTTTGATTCTCAGAATGATGCTGGTGTTTCTTATGGCAGGCCTATCGTAAGTAATATTTTTAACGGCGGCTTAGTTATGAGCGGCCCAGTTGCATCCAGTAGTGCTATGTCTTGTATTCATTTAGGTATGGGCGAGATGCCATTCGCTTCCATTCCTGCCTCCGCGCTTGGTGTGGGAACAATATTAAACATTCAGGACAGCACCGTTAACACTCTTGGTGCAACTGTAGCGGGTGGCGGAACTTTCCACGTTCAAGCTCGCTATAATGGCACCGTTTGGAAAGTATCTGCGGTTTAGGCTAACCAATGGTAATCCTTATCAACGGTATGCCGGCTCCTGGCTCAAGTGGCGGAGCCCCCGCTGGTGAAACAAAGTTATGGCTTCCTGAAGTAATCGGGGGAGGCGGTGGAAATCCGCAGACCTACACTACTCAATTTGGTATCGCATACAAGCAAGACAAACTTGTGCATGCCTGGTTTGAGGTTAGGTCAGATGGGTTGGCGTCAATCTTAGGGTTCTGGACATTTATAACCGGGCTGCCCTATCCGATATCTAACGCACAATACGGATATTCTGCGGTATCGAATAAACTGGGACAGTCCGCTGGCGTGGATGTTACATTTACAGAGATAGGCATAATGGCCTATTCTCCGGACGTGAACAAACTAAGATTAATGTCTAGATCACCTAGTGGGACTACAGGTTATCTACCACCGACAGCTATCACAGATCCTGTTGGGTTTTTCTTCCAGGGCTGGATTAGTTACCTTACGGACTGATTGTGAATCCTAAAGAACGCCGGGACATTGCGAGACAGGGAGCTAATGAACTTCATGCTCAAGGTGGCCCGCGAACTAAGTTTAATGCCATCTCGGCGCGGCAAGCAGTAAACCTTCGCTGGGGTAGGTGGAAGCAGGAAGTTCGAGAGCAGCAAGATGGACCCAAAGATCTGGAAACCACACAAGCGGCAGGAAGAATTCCTCCAGATCCCGATTAATATCTTTGAAGCTTTTTTCGGGGGTGCAGCAGGGCCAGGTAAAACTGAAGCCCTGATGATGTTGCCAATCGCGTATGGGTTCTACAAGCATCCGAACTTCAAAGGAATTCTGCTTCGCAGGACTCATACCGATCTTGAAAAGGAAATCATTCTACGCTCCCAGGAGTATTACCCACTAACCGGCGGTAAGTATAACGAACAAAAGAAACGCTGGCGTTGGCCCTCCGGGGCGGTAATGCAGTTCGGTTACGCGCAATACGAGAAGGACATTAGGAACTACGACTCGGCGGAATACAACTATATTGCATTCGATGAACTCACGCACTTCACCGAATTCCAGTATATGTATCTCGCGTTCTCCCGCGGTAGGAGCAGTGACCCTGATCTTCCTAGTATTGTTCGCAGCGCATCGAATCCAGGCAACATCGGACACGGTTGGGTCCGCAAACGATTTATCGAGCCTGCTAAAGAAGGTCGAAAGATTCTTGAGGAAGAAGTAACAGACATCACCGGCAAGAAGACCATTAACAAACGGATCTTCATACCGGCTAGTGCAACAGACAATCCGACGCTGTTAAAGAACGATCCGGGATATTTAGCCCGGATGGAAATGCTCCCCGAAGCGGAGCGAAGATCAAAGATCTATGGCGATTGGTGGCTGTTCTCAGGTCAAGTCTTCGATGAATTTAGAACTGAACATATACCTAACGAGCCTGACAATGCAATACATGTCATTGATCTCAAACCAAAGGATATTCCGATCTGGTATCCGCGTGTATTTCATCTTGACTGGGGAACCAGTGCGGCTGCTGCTGGCTATTGGGGCGCAATTACGCCGGACGCCCGCGTAATAGTCTATAGGGAATACAATGAAAAAGGTAAGAAAGTTGCGGATTGGGCTAATGACTTTGTTGAACTCTCACACGGAGAAAATATCCAACAGGTCGGATTATGCCATTCTGCCTTCCAAGATCATGGGCATGAACACACACTCGCACAGCAATTCGCACAACACTCCGGACACACTCCAGGCTCATCCGGGCGGGATCGTATTGGCGGAAAACTTTTGCTTCACGAATTCCTTAGATGGAAGCCTATCACTAGATCTCCAATCAGTAAGGACCAGTTCGACATTGCAATAGCTGATCGACTGTTCAGGATTTACGGCAAGGATCGTTACGATAACTACTGTAAGCTGTTCTTACCACCGGAACCAGAAAAGAACTTACCGAGGCTTCTGATCTGCAAGGATGTGTGCCCGAAACTCGTTAACACAATTCCCCTGTGCGTTTACGACGATACAAATCCTGAAGATGTCGCGGAATTCAGTGGTGACGACCCATATGATTCGATTCGTGGTCTGATCCGTATGGTAGATCGGTATTCGAGTGAGTCATCAGCTAAGGCAGCCGAATTTGCTAAGACGGCTACGATTCTTACAGATCTAGATCGAACTAAGGACCAAACGACATTCTATCGTCGAATGGAAAAGCTCGAAGAAAGTAGCTCTCCAGGATTTGGTGTAAGACGGCACTCGGCGCGAGGAAATAGGTATGCTGGACGTCGCTAAGTTAAATTGGCTAGCCGGGCTAGTCGAGGGTGAAGGATGTTTCTCAAAAGGTATAGATGGAACATTTATTCTATCCTTGTCAAGCACGGATCGTGATGTTGTAGAGAAAGCTAAAGCAATATTTAAGTCTGGCTCAATTAATCTTCATGTCCCTAAAAACAAGGATTGGAAGACTAGATATACCTTTAGTGTTAGTGGTCAACGTGCTATTGAGTGGGCATTTACCTTGTATTCTCTCTTATGTCAGCGAAGGAGAGCCAAAATAAGGGAGCTGGTATTGGAGTGGTGCAATAATGGAATTCTCAAGAGAAGTAGAAGCAATACGAAAACCTGCACCCAAGGACATTCCTTGGATCTCGCAACAGGCTACGGCGTTATTCGTGGGGGTTACATTCGTTGTTCGGTTTGTATTAACGAATATAAAAAGCGCGAGTATCTACGTAAGAGAGGCAATATTGCAAACAATACAAGCATGGTTGGGCAAGACCCAGTGCATTGATTGTTTAGTGAAAGATGTAGAATTAGCTAGGGCCAATGAGCGCACAGCACACGCCGGCGAAAAGTCCTTAAACTGGCAGAAACTATGGCGCGAAGAACAGGAACGCGCCGGAGACTTACAGGCTAAGATTGACGAACTTTCAGGAATTTCGCGGGCTGGTCAGTCACTATCGAGTGAGAACCTTAAGCCAATTTCTGGATTCCAATCTCTCAGATCTCGCACACAGCAAGCTACACGCGAATCATTAGAGAAACGAAACCGAGCTAGAGCTAACGAGGAGCAGTGAAATGATTCAACAATATGGTCGTGGCGTTGGACAAGGCTTATATGGTGCTACGGCACCGGCTATTGCAGCTAATCCTACGCCGACCGTAGGTGTTGCCAACTCCGGTATTAGCTCTGGTGCGCTGGATGTTTCAGGCGCGGCTAAGGGTTCGCAGCTAGGCTACGGTAATCGTGTAGCCCAGAAAAAGAAACTTCGTGGCGAAACAGAGCAGCCAGAACAGGAAGCATCGGCACCATTAACAGGTCTAGGAACTGGTGCTGCAAGTGGTGGAACTCCTCAGGCTGCCCTTAGCAAAACTCCACTGCTACAGAATTCATTAGCTGGTAGTCCTGTAATGCAGCAGGCTCGTGGAGAAATTCAATCACGCAGTCAAGCACAATCTGTGCAGGCGCCACAGCAGCAACAACAGCAACAGGCATCCCCGGCTGTGCAGTTACCACAGCGACAGTATCTGGATGTAAACAAATTCAATCCTGATGCTAATCCTGACCTACCATACGATCAGGGTCATAGCGGCGGAACTCGTGGATACCTTGAAGGCGTGGGGCAAACTATTGCTCCTGGTCGCAGCACCACGCCGTTATTAGCGCAGCAGCAGATTCTCCAGGCTATTAATATGGGCGTTGATCCAGGATACATTCAGGACTTCTTGAATCGTAATCCCGGTGACACTAACCGAATTATCGAAGGCTACGCTAGCGAACGGCGTAATACTCGTGGCGGTTCATGGCAGGATTATGCTTTGCCTTCAGCGGAAGAAGCCAAAAATTACTTCGGTGAATAGTCATGAGTCTTAAAATTCTTGCAGGTGCAGTGCCACCACCCGCGGCTGAAAAAGAATTCGTTAAAGCCCGCCCCAAGGGTGGGAAGTCTAACTTCACTAAGAAGAAGCCGGGTTTAGGTTTCTACGGAAAGAAATAATGGGACCAGGATTCGGCCCGGTTAATTCGCCTATGCCTCAGCAGGCGGAAATGTTTCCTCCTGATGAACTGGATATCGAACCCTCGAACTGGGTCGAATCTGATCCAGAGTTCCGCACTGATGTGGAAATTATTCCATCGGTGCCGAACATTCAGGACGGCATGGCTATCGGAGATATGCCGGAGCAGCCAGGTGCTAATCCGGAACAGCCCGCCGAAGACACTTCTCCAATAGACGAAATAACCGGGATGCCCCAGGATCTAGTTGATGCGATCCTGACTTGCACGAAATACTACGAAGACGAAGATCGTGAAGCTCGGGAGCAGATGAATGCTTTCTACCGTAAAGCCGAGCTATACTGGCAGGGATTGCAGAGAATCTATTATGATTTTCAAGCTACCGACTGGAAGCGTCTCGATAGTTCTGATGAATACGATCCGGATATGTATGACAAAATCATCAACATATACCGTGCTCATGGTGAGTCTCTCATTAGTGCCCTGTCCATTAAGTTACCCAATACGATCTTCTACCCTGATGACGCTGACGTAGCGGAAGACATTGAAACTGCGAAGACTTATTCTAAGATTCAGGAACTGGTTCAAAAGCATAACGACGGAATCTTAGTCTTTATGCGCGCATTGTTCTACATTTATAACCACGGCGTGACCTTCGCACATATTTATAACCGCGCTTCGACGGAATATGGAACTGTAGAAGTTCCACATTATTCGGATATCCCTACAATTGTTCGCACACACACGCTAGTGTGCCCGCAGTGCATGGGCGCTATAGATCAGAAAGAAACCATTGATGATCCGGAACCTGTATTCCACGGCGAGCCGGTATCATGTCCTAACTGTGGTATGGTTTCTGCGCCGGAACCGCAAGTCGAAGAAGAACAGATTCCTAAGATTGAGCAGTATACTCACGAACCGAAGTCTCGAACGATCATTGACGTATTCGGTCCACTCTACGTGCATGTGGCGTTATACGCCAGGAAACACAGCGATACGCCTTACTTAAGACATAAATTCGAGCAGCACAAGTCAATGCTGCTGAATCTGTTTCCTAGTGCGAAAGATCATCTCGGGGGAATTTCTAGCCGGGATTTCACGGAACGACAGTATCGAACTTTTGCGGGTTCGCGTGAAGAACTCCGTAATAACATGCTGACGGTTAACTGCCAATGGCTGCGTCCGTGGTCATTCGACGCGCCGTTAGCTGGTAATGATGATGTC